ATCACAATGCTCTTTAGGATAAGACCTTTTGACAATCGCTTTTGCTTTACTAAAAAAAATTGGATAATTTTCTTTAGTATATTCTAGGTGTTGTAGATATGCCTCTCGCTTTGGATTAGCACTATCATTGTCTAATGAACGACGAACAATATTTTTAATCTTTGTCCGATATTCATTATTCATTTTCACTCTAGCCATTTGTCCTACCTTTCTACAAATCAAAATTGATTTGTCCTTAATTACTATCACATCTTGAAATAAAATAAAATATTATTATATGGGATATTGTGGGTAATATTTCTCAAGTGCTCGAGTGTAGGTTTTATTATCCACGAAACCTTTCTGACAAGAACCCTAGATTAGAGCTTTGCAAATTAGAGTCATTCTAATCTAGGGTTTTATTTTTTTTATTTATGTTTAGACCTCAGGCACAAGCAGAAACACACAGGGACCCGGATGGTCCACCACTTGCTTCTGCTTCAGGAACTTATTTTTTTTTATTTTTAAATAGACTACAAGCACAAGCACACAGAGACCCGGGCAGCTCACCACGTGCTTCGCGCACTATATCAAAAAATTTTTTTTATTTTTTATTTCTAGACTACAAGCACAAGCGCAAGCCC